GCTCCATCAGCAGTTGACATTTCCGGCTCTGACATTAAAGATGCCTTTGGTGATGACTGCGATTTCTCCCTGTTGAAACTTTTGTATGTTAAAAATACAGATGAAACAGAAGATTTGCTGATTGGTGGTTTAGCAAACCAAGTACCCGTTGCTAAATCGACTACACCATTTGCTGAATTTGGTGTAATCATAATTCCACCTGGTGGTTATCTTCTTTGGGCTGACCCAGTTGGTGTTAATGTGACAGCCGATAAATATTTGCAGATTTGGGCAGAGACAGTAGAAATCACTTATGACGTTGTTTTAATGGGTATCAAAACACCGTAAACAAAAATTTAATTTAGAGAGAAGGAGATTAAAGTGCCAAATTTTAAGTCAGAAAATCCAGGAACGTGGTTCCCCTACAACCCTGATGATGAATCTCAGGGTGGTGTTTGCTTGCGTGAACTTTCAACTGATGAGTATGCGAAAATCGAGAGGTTGACTGTCAAAGTTAAGAGAAAGGTTATCAGAGGTGTTTCATTCGATGATAGGAAAGTGGATGAAAAATTGGCTTCAAAATTACGATGGGATTTCTGCATTGTTGATTGGAGCAAAACGAACCTTGATGGGCAAGAAATGGAATGCAACACTGAGAACAAAATTAAGATGATGAAAGTCATCGACTTTGTAAAGCATGTGGTGGACTCTTTGAATGAGTTAGTTGATACGAATAAGAGCCTTGAAGAAACACAACTAAAAAACTCAGGGAGTTCATCCAATGGCAATCACGACCAGTCAACTGCCCCGATTGTATAAAGCAGCACGAATACTATGATGAAGAGCCGATTTGTGACAATTGTTATGTCGAATTGGATGAACACAACATTGTATTTTACGACATCTATTTACTTGTTCGCAATCAAGTGAAAGTGACACCTATGGGTGAAGTAATAGACCTTGACCATAAAGCAGTATTAGGTGATATTGAATTGTATGTTGCTGCTGATAAAGTCAAAAAAACTTTCGAGAATGTTTTGATGTGTTTCAATATTGAACGGGAGTTAATGCAATGAATTTCATGACCGCAGATGTCGAAATAAAAGTTGATGACAGCAAATTGACTTCCCAACTTGCTAAAGCTAAAGGTGCAGTAACAAAAACTGTAGTTAAAATCAAAAATTCTTTTACCAAGATGGGTGCTCACTTCAAAGCTGTTTTCAGCAAGATGGTACGTATCGCTAAATGGGGAGCAGTTGGTATTGCAGCAGCATTGACTCTTGTAATACGTGCTGCAATGAAACAAGAAGATGCTATAAACAGATTGGAGATTACTCTCAAAGCAACAGGTCATGCAGCGGGTTTCACTGCAAAGCAGTTACTACAACAAGCCGCAGCTTTGCAACAAGTCACAAGATTCGGTGACGAATCTATAACAGCACTGCAAACTATGCTCTTGACTTTCAAAAGCATAAAAGGAGATGAATTCAAGAGAGCAACTGAAGCTGCTCTTGATATGGCTGTAGCCGAAGCTTCTGTATCTGGCAGAGCTGTAGATTTGACAGCAACTTCAATTCGTCTTGGTAAAGCTCTTAACGACCCGATTCTTGGATTGACTGCATTGAGCAGAGTTGGTGTTCAATTTACTGAAACTCAAAAAAGTATGATAAAAGAATTAGTAATGACTGGAGATGTCGCGGGAGCACAAGCTGTCATGCTTAGAGAGCTTGAAGGTGAATTTGGTGGCATGGCAAGAGATGTCAGCACTGCAAGTGGTGCATTGAAACAAATGTGGAATGCTCTCGGTGATGTCGCTGAGCAGATTGGAGCTGCCTTCCTTCCGGGAATAACAGAGTCCGCAAAAGCAGTAAAAGAATGGGCAGAAAGAAATCAAGAAAAGATTGGTCAATGGGCTGAAACTGCTGTTGTTTATATCACTTATGTAAAAGATACCTTGTGGACTTTTGTCAAATTTTTATATGGGGATTGGAGAGCAGGAATCAAAATTGGCCTTGATATTTCTATTGAACTTTTTAAGGGTTTTGGTGAATCTATTGTAATCGTAATGACAGATGTCGCTTCGCGTGCATGGCGAGCATTTGTAAAAGAATTCGGTGAAGGGCTTGGCACATGGTTGATTGAAGCTTCAAAACCAAAAGGTGTCATTGGAAAAGCTTTGAGTGTGACTCCTGTTGGAATTGCGAAGAGACTTGGGATGATGAAAGCTGGAGCTGGTCTTATTGAAAGAGCAAGGGCAGTTGAACCTGCTGAAGGTCCGGGTTTGGGTGAAAAACTTAAAGGAATTTGGAGAGAAACTGGTGCTACAATTAAAGATATTGTGCCACCTGAATTGGCAGAAGAGATTGGGGGAGCTTTTAGCAAATTGAAAACAGGTCTTGAGGAAGTTGGAGTTGTCGCTGAAGAGATTGCAGAACCAATGAAGGACGCTTTAGTCACACCAGTTAAAAAAATGACGAGAGCCATGGAAGAAGCACAAGGGAAAATGGGGCAGTGGGCTTCTGATGCTGGAAATATTTGGGGCAATTTAGCTAATATTGCAACTGGTGCATTAGATGGTATGTCAGATGCTTTGACAAATTTAGTATTAACAGGCAAGGCCGATTTCAACTCTTTAGCTCAATCCATTTTATCAGATTTAACGAAGATGATAATTAAAGCACAGATGGCACAAGCTCTTGGAGGAATTTTCCCAAGTTTGTTTGGTGCTACTGGTTCAATGCCTTTAATACCAAGTGGACAACATGGTGGTGACGTTACAAAAACTGGATTAGCTGTTATCCACAAAGGGGAAACTCTTTCAGGAGTAGATAAACCGGGGGGCAAACAGCAAGTCACACTCAATATTAATGTTAATGCTATTGACGCTGCTGGTACTTATCAGTTTCTTAATAAAAACAAAAGAAATATTGCCACTATGTTGCAAAGCACAATGGCTGCGAATCATCCATTAAGAAGGAGTATGAAGTAATGGAAGTAATAAACACTTTCATTGGTAAATTGTTTGGTTATGATTTAAGATACGAAGAGGAATGGTTTACCGATTTAGTTGATTACGACACAGGCAAAGAGCAGAGAAATCAAGTCTGGGAGCGTCCGAAACGTCATTGGGTGTTGCCTTACAATGTGTTACTTCAAGAATACAGAGATAAACTGAAAGAGTTATGCAGCAGAGCAAAAGGTATATATAATGTTTTTCTGTTTGAAAACCCTTATGATTACGAATGTGCTTTGACAGAATGTAGCATTACTGCTGTTGGAGGAGAAACTACTACCCAGCTTATCAAAACTTATTATCCTGCTGAGACTGAGAAGTGGGATGAAAATAAAACAAGAATACAACCAAGTAATATTTTTGCACCTATTGTTAAGATAGATACAACAGTTAAAACTGAGGGGACTCATTTTACATTAGATGATGATACTGGAATTATAGATTGGACAAGTGGCTCAGCTCCCAATGGAGCTTTGACATTAAATGAAGTTGTGACTGCTAATTATCAATTCTATTGTCCTGTCCGTAAAGATGATGATAGATACATTGAAACCACAATTTATAAAGGTATTTTGAATATGGGTGACATCCCAATAATTGAGGTGATTGAATGAGAAGTGTGTCTTCAGCATTTCAAGCAGCAATCGCATTAGGAACAGTCAAGATAACTGAACTGTATATCTTAGAGCTGGCCGATGGTACGATATATAGGTACACAACACACAATGTACCGATAACTTGGGATGCGGGAGGAAACACCTATACACCAATAGTTATGCAACGTGATGAAGTGACTTTCACAACTAACTTTGAAGTCGGTGAAGTTAGTCTTGTGTTGTCTAATATTAGCACTGATATTAGTGATAATATTGATAAAGAGATACTTGAAAGATCTATATTGACTATAAAGAGAATCAGGTGGAATGCAAGTTACGCTTCAGATGAGGAATTTGTTGTATTCAAAGGTTTTCTTGATATTGATTTCAACAGAAAGATTTTGAAATTATCAGCTAAATCAAAATTTGCAAATTTGAGTGTCCCAATTCCAAGATTTCTTTTTGAGGAATGTTGCAATTACAATTTATTTGACAGTCTGTGTGGATTGACATCTGCAAATTATGCCTATGTTGGAACAGCAGCAGATGGGAGCCGAACAACAGTAATAGACAGCAACAGGGGCTCTGTTTTCAAAGTAGCTTTTGATGCAGGTGATTCAAGTAATCCAATTGAGAGAGGAGAAGTCATAACTGGTGGTGACAATAGTTACACTGCTGAAGTCGTGCAAATAGTGTACCTCACAACATCAACAGGTTATGTTTGGTATGTAGAATTGTCAAATGCTAATAATTTTGATGATGATGAAACATTGACAAGTGGTGGTGATTCAATAGATGTGAATGGTACACCAGCAGCCGACACTACTTTCTATGAACTGGGTGAGATAGAAATGACTTCTGGTGCCAATAATGGCCAGAAGCGTCCAATAGCATTAGATTCAACTGGCACTATTACAGTTCTTTGGCCGTTTGTTAGTGCAGTAGTTACGACTGATACTTACAAGTTATATCCGGGTTGCGATTTACTGGGAGCAACTTGCTACCAAAAATTTCATAATGAAGATATTTTTAGAGGTTTTATGTATGTCCCAAGAGTTGAAGATTCAGTTATGTAATATTGTTAAGGAATGGAAAGACCTCAAAGTACCATACGAGCACAGAGGCACTTCTCGTAATGGTTGTGACTGTACAGGTCTCATCATCGGGGCACTTAGAGAATTGGGCTATCTAAAAAATTATAAACTTCGCAGTTATCCACCAGATTGGAATTTACATGCTAAAGCAGATGATTATATTACTGAAGAAATAAATAAAGTGGCTGACAAAGTTGCAAATCCAGATATTGGTGACTTGGTATTATTTTATATCGGCAGATGTGTTGCTCATGTCGGAGTGATTATAGAAAATGGTTTGTTCATTCACTGTCACAAAAAAAGCAAAACATGTATAGTAAGTAGTTTATGGAACTCACAGTGGACAAAAAGAATCTCAGGTTTTTATAGATTAAATTGGAGTAAATTAAATGTCAACTTGGGGTAGAGTAGGTCTTGTTGTTGGAGGTTACGCACTCTTTGGTCCTTTGGGTGGTATAGCTGGTGCTGCTTTAGGCAGTGCAATATGGCCAGTTGACTACGAAACTTCGATGCCGACTATTCACGATATGCCCATTCAAAGTAGTGCTGTTGGTATTCCAATACCACTTGTTCTTGGTACTGCAAGACTTGCAGGTAATATAATTTGGATGGGTGATTTACAATCATACCAAATAAAACACTCATCTGGTGGTGGCAAAGGTGGTGGTGACGAACAAGCATCTTATGAAACGAGATACAGACGAAGTTTTTTAATTGCAATTTGTGAAGGTGAAGCTAAAATACTCAGAACTTGGAAAGACAAAACACTAATATCACTTAATGATTTTACTTCTTATGCAGGTGCTAACAATAGTGGTATAAGCACACTAATAGGTGAATCTTATGCAGAATATAATAATGTATGTTGTGCATATTTTGAAGATTATGAGCTGGGCAATTCACAACGTATACCAAACTTTCTTTTTGAAGTGCAAGTTGGTGGTTCTTTAGCAGTTTATGATTCCTATGTAGATGGTATTGATTCCCAAAAAACTGTTTATTGGATTGGTGCTACTCATGTATGGTTTGCACAGACTTTTACTCCAGATGAGGATTATGATATTATTTCTGTCATACTAAAACTCTTTCGTATTTCAGGTTCGCCAGGGACAGTGCCTGTCAGCATCAGAGCTACTGATATTGCTACTGGGAAACCAACAGGACCTGACTTATGTTCAGGAACTTTTAATGGAAATAATATAACTACTGACACTAATGGTGAAGAGGTACCATTCACATTTGGTTCCACATCTTCTTTAGTTGTGGGTACTAAATATACCATTATACTCAAATCACCAGTGACACAACTCACTTATATAAGTTGGAAAATTGATGTGTCAAGTGCGAATTATTCCGGAGGTTCTACTTATATTTCATATGATGCAGGAGCAACTTGGGCGGCAGACCCTGCTGGAGGTGATGGTGATTTTTATTTCAAAACTCAAGGTATTGGTGTAGCAAGCGACATGAATTTTGCATCTATGATTAAAACTTTGCTAATAAATGAAAGATACGGGGGATATGATGAGAGTGACCTTATAACAGAAGATTTTGATAGTTTATTGCATATTGTGAAGCTAACAACCTTAAAGGCAGTATTGCTATTACACAGCAGAAACCTTTGCCTGACTGGATAGCTTATATATGCTCACATTTCCAAGGGTATTTCTATGAGATAGGTGGTAAGATAGGTTTGAATTGTTATCGAGTTCAAAGCAGTGTTCTCAGTATAACACAAGATGATTTTGTTAGAGACGGTGACGAACCACCAGTTCACACAACGAAAAGAAATTACTCATCAACATTTAACAGATTAGAAGCTACATGGTCAGACAGAACTAATGATTATAAAACAGCAGTTGTGCCAGCGTTTGACAGAATTGACCAAAGAGAATCTGGGCAAGTACGCACCAAATTATTAAATTTGAGAGCAATTACTAATAGTGCACTTGCATCTAAAATGGCATGGCGGATTTTCATCGACCAGATTTATAGATTCAGTCAATATGCTTTCAAGCTTGGTTATAAATCAATGCTGTTAGAAGTCGGAGACGTGATTGATGTCACTGATGGCCATAAGCTTGTAGCAAAGAAAATGCGTGTCATGTCAGTAACTGAAGAAAAAGATGGCCGCAGAGCATTGATTACAGCAGTTGAAGACATTGCTGACTTTTATCCTGCTATCAGTTATGCAATACAAGAATCTGAAGCGACTCCTGATACACCTATTGTTTTGACTGATGGCACAGTAGCTTTTCGAGAAAATTGGAATAGCAACAAATTGCATTTGTCGATAACTCCCGGTGGCACACAATGCAATGGTTTCTATATTTACAGGTCATACGATGATGCGTCTTATGATTTAATTGGCAAAGCGGCAATAGGAGGTGTCACTGGTGGTGAAGTCAATAGCACAGGCACAATTCAAAGTCAAATAAATTTGCCAGCACACACAGCAGTCATTCATCGTAAAGATGAATTCTTTGATGTTAGTATTGGCACTTTAACTGATTTAGATACAGCAATTACTGATGATAACTTTTTTAATAATCAAAAATTAGCAAGAATAGGTGACGAAATTATTGGTTATAAAACATGTGTCGAATCATCTGTTGAAGGTACTTGGCGAGTATCTAATCTTATAAGAGGTTTATTTGGAACAGAAGCTGTAGCTCATGTCTCCGGCGAAGCATTCAACACACTCGATATTGATTTTGCTTACACTCTGCAAGAATCTGATATAGGAAAAACATTATATTTCAAAGTAGTTAGTTTCTATGCTGCTAAGATTCAGCTAACATCGGAAGTCTCATCTCAAAGTGTTGTTATTTCAGGAAAGCATCGCACACCATTGCCAGTCTCATTAATGAGAATAAATGGACGAGAAGGATTGTCAACTTACAAAACTGTTGATGTCACGTTGGATTGGTATTTCTGTAGCAAGACATCGGGTTTCGGTAGGGGTGGTTATGGAAATGCGTTATGGGGTGCTTATACAAAAGACCCATTATTGGAATGGGTAAAAGTAGAGCTTGAGGAAGAAGATGGAACCGCGATACTTGACGCTGATTATGAATTGGATGATTATGTTGAGCCTATCCAGCTTGAGATATTAGAGGCTGACAGGAATAGTAAAAATCCAGTCAGGGTTAAATTGACTCCGGGTAGTAATTTGTGGAGTGATGAGACAAGGAGTATTTTGATAGAGAAAACATAATGGATTTGAAACCATTAAAACCAGAAGCACCTGAAGGTTATCAGCCACTCGGTGCTGTATTAACTGACTTGACTGCACTTGGCGCACCAACAGTGGACGGACAATTCATAGTCGCCACCGGTGTTGGTGCATTCGCTTACGAATCGGGGAATACCACCCGTACTTCTTTAGGATTGGGAACCGGAGATTCTCCAACTTGGACAGGAGCAACTATTACGGGCAATTCCGTATTTGGTCTCAATAGTTCTGTTTTTCAACCCACCACAGATTCCACGACATTTTTTCAAATAAAAGATGCTGCTGGGGCAATTCTTGGAAATTGGGATACTACGAATAAGAGGTTTATGATAGGGGGTAACAATCCAGCAGTCTTGTTTCATATAAAATCATTGGTTGATGGAGTAGCAACAGATGTTCGCTTCGACAGATTTGCAAATACTGTGGTTGGGGATGGCAATGAAGTGTGGTTTTCATTTGCAGATGCCGGAACGCCTAAATTTTACTTGGGGATGAATGATACAATACAAACGGGTGACCCAGATACACAGAACTCATTTCAAATAGGAATAAGTAATACTTTCGACAGTGCTCTTATAAGATGTTATGGGAAACACTATACTAAACTCTTAAAATCTGTAGCAACGGCAGTGCCAGATGATTTGGGTGATTTTGACAATTATAATGTAATACTTTCTTCTGGTGGTGGCACCGGGGTTAGTGCGGGAATGTTATTTTCAACAAGCTCTAATGCTTTTGGTGGCTCGGCAATAGTACATTATGATAAAGGGAGTGGGGGTATAGGTGATTTAGTAATCTATACAAAGCAAGCGATAAATGCAGTTCCACCAGTAGAGGTTATTCGTTTCAGTGATATTGGGTTCATAGGCGTGGGGCCAGAACCTTCTCCTGAAACTCTTACTGAATGGACTCATGCTAATCCTGATATGACGTGGCACGGTTTTACTCATAGTGATTTAGACAATGCTACGGCGGGTAAACATATCTGGAAACGTGAAGATGGTGCTGGTACAGAAACGGCATGTTTCCAGTTTGAGGCATCTCACGATGGCTCTGGTGCAAATGACCAACTTGGTAAGGGTGTTTGGAGTGTTAATACTGGAGCGGGACTTGTTCAAGCATTGGAAATTGGTAGTGACTTACTTGCTACGTTTGCAGGTGCCGTTGCTTCTGCAACTTTAACATTTTCCACAGTAGGCCCGACAGATAATGTAGATGTATCAGGAATAAATACTTTATTTATAGATAATAGTTCTAATGCCATAACCATTGGAGGTTTCGCTGGTGGAGTTGATGGTCAAGTGTTACATATAGCTTTGATAAATGCGGGTGCTAATAACGTAACGTTAGAGCATAACGAAGCTGAAGCAACTCAAAAAATCTTTTTACACGCGGGGGTTGATGAAACCTTAAACTCTGAATATGGTGGATGGGTATTAGTATGCCACGGCGGAGTAGATTGGCACGATAATAGTCATTCAAGGCACGTTTAGGAGAATATAATGTCAACAACATACACAAAGAAAAACAAAAACATACTTACAGCAACTACGATTACAAATGAAACCCATATTGTAGAAGAGGATAGGGCAGAGATTCAGACAGAGATTGACCACTTGGAAATTGATAAAGTTGAACTACAGAAAAAGATAGATATTGAAAAAGCTAAAATAGCAATACTTGATGAGGAGTAATAAAAATGACTATAAGTTACACAGACAATTTCAGTTTTCCATTACTTGATACTGGTTCAGACGGATGGGATGCTGTAATGAATGGGATGTTAGAAGATTTAGATACTGAATTGAAAGCTGCTCAGACTCCCATAATGTTGACAAGTGGAGAAATTGTTGTAAGTATGCGTTTGCGTGAAGTTGTTTTGAAACATTATCAAAATTAAGAGAAAGGAGATTTACAATGGGTGCATTTAATGAAGAAAATAATATTTGCTTATTGGCTATTGTGACAGTTGACCATTCGGTCGCGACAGTAACAATTTTACACACAGTTCCCAGTGGTTTTCGGGCAATCCTCGACCATGTTAAGATTGAAGCTGCTGGTGATGAAGCTGATACTGACATCACTATTGGACAAGTGGGAGCTTTGACAGACTTCATAGGGACTACTCAGCTTGACAATCTCGATGCTCAATATGATGCAGTTAAAGTTCAACCGATACAAGCAGACCCCCCGGTCAAACAGAAATCGTATGCGGCGGGAACCGTTATTCAAGTAGATGTTACTGTAGCTAATGGTAATGCTGGCAACACTTATTTAGTATATGGAACTTTGAAACCCGAATAGTAAAAAGAAAGTTAAGCAAAATTTTTGAAAGGAGCAAGAAATGAGCAAACGAACAAAATATTTATTTATGGTTTTTGCAATGCTGTTGGTAATGAACCTGTTTATCACAGGTTGTCAGCTCACGGAAGATGGTATTCGGATTGGTTTGAATACCAAGACTGCTGATAGGCTTGAGAAGGGAGGTGAAGCGGGAGTTAGTATCGCAGGAATCTTGGCTCCGTTTTTTGGGCCAGTCGGTGGGATTGTTGCTGGAAGTTTGGCGAGTGGTTTAACTTTGTTTAAGAAGTTCAAACCTAAGCTGACTAAATTGCAAACGAAAGCAGAGATGTCTCACACTGTAGCTTCTATTGCTGTTGAGACTTTGGAGACACTGAAGAAAGACCATCCTAAAATATGGAATGAGTGCATCAGGAAGAAAGTTGAGAGGGAATTGTCCAAAGCTAATATTGATACGAAAGTTTTGGAAAACTTCATTCGTGCATTACGAGGACTTCCAGCAAAAGCATTACAAGCGTAAAAGAGAAGGCTCCTTCTCTCTTCAAAAGAGCGGTACCAGTTCGGCTGGCCGCTCTTTTTTTATTTTTTATTTTTTACTTGACCTTGTAAATAAAAGTAGTATAATATGATGATTATGAAACGATGCAAAATTTGCAATGATTGGTTTACACAGAATAGCAATTGTCAAAAATATTGTTCTAAGCCGCAATGTTCCCGACAAGCAAGTATAGTCAGAGCATGTCATTACAATAAAAAACATCCTGAGAAACATGCTATCTCAATGAGAAAAGCACATTATCGACATAAATATAGTATAACTATAGAGGAGTACAATCGACTATTTAGACGACAAAAAGGTTGCTGTGCTATTTGTAGAATACATCAAGACAAATTAAAAAGACGATTAGCGATTGACCATAATCATAAAACTGGAAAAATTAGGGGTTTGGTTTGCCAAAAATGTAACAGGTTTATCGAAAGAGACTGGTCAAAATACGAGAGATTTTACAAGAGAATCAGACGCTATCTTACGAAAAATAGTTAAAAAATAATATTATCAGACGTTCGTTTTTACCCCTAAAACCGCGTTTCTTAAGAAAACCCCAAAAAAATAATATATATAGTTTGCTATATACGATTTATAGCGTATAATATATATAGAGAGTTAGTTGTTTGAAAAGTTAATAGGGCTGAAAGGGAGAAAGAGGGGAATCCGGTCGGGTGAACCCATCAAAGCTGAGAGCTGAGGAAGAGAGAAAGAGCAGAAAATTAGGTTGGCTCCGACAGGTGAGCTGAGTTCGAGTCTCAGACGGAGCCTTTTCAATATTAACTCTATTGGGGGATAGAAAAATGACAACTATATCACTCACATTAGTTTTGCTTTACTTGCTTGGTCTTGAGAGAGCAGAGCAAAAGCAAGACAAGAGTAAAAAGCTTATGCAGTATAAGCAGGATGTTGGTTGTTATGTTTTTGATTTGTAAGCCAGCAACACTGGCCAGTTGTGGATTGGTCCTGGTTGTATCGAAGCAACTGGCCAGACTTATTGGTTTTCAAATTAAATTGGGGGATTAAAAATGGAAGCACAACAATTAATTTCAGTAATCACAGAACTGACTTCGATGATAAAAATAACTTTGATTGTGTTACCGATTTTCGGTATAGTTTCTATTTATGTAACTTATCTTTGGTTGGCAAGATAAGTTGATTTGTAAGCTGAAATACTGGACAGTGAAATAAAAGCGGCGAGGTTGAAAGCTCCTTACTGTCCAGACTTACAGTTTTCAAAAGCAAAACTTTTATTGGAGGATGGTAAAATGAAGGTCAGAAAAATAATTGAGATGTTGGCGAAGTGTGATTGGGATTCGGAAATCAGAATGGATTTGAGAAGCGATTCAGAAGTTGCTCCAGCGGATTTTTGTAAAATAGGGGGAACTAAAAGAATTCAAAGCATCTCACAATTCACAAGCAAAGGAAAACACTTTACTACTTTGAATACTCGTAACATTTGAAAACATCCTGCCCTGTCTCCTACGGGAGGCAGGGATGAATGTTTTCAAGAAATCAAATCTATTGGGGGATAGAAAAATGTTAAATGTAAAGAAATTAATCGAAACGAAAAAAGACAGACTATTCCGTTTGGTTGTCTGCCAACAGATTAGCAAAAGTCATGCCAATGAATTACTCAAAGATTATGCTCAGTTTGTTAGTAGGTATTTTGGTTGTGGTATGCAGTTATTCAATACCATTACAGCAACCAAGATGTTGACTCTCATCATTGCAGCATGTATAGCATTATGCTAAAGAAAACATCCTGCCCTGTCTCCTACGGGAGATAGGGATGAATGTTTTCAAAAGCAAAACTTTTATTGGAGGATGATAATATGAAAATTCAAATCACAATGACAGTCGAAAC